AGGAATAACTTTATAATCATGTGTACACTGACGATAAAGCATTCCTACACGTCCACCTTTTCGTGCAGCAAACAGCGGAGGGTTTGGTACACGTCCAGCAAATGATTTCTCCTCTTCTCTAGACCCTGGTTCTGGGTTCGCTGCTCTGATGAGGTCTTCTCTGATGTTTCCTCTTTGCACAGTGATCAACGGACAAATCGTTATGGCCTTTTTTAGATACTCTACATGTTCATATACAAACTTGGGTTCCCACCCTGTATCTGCGAATATCATATAATCTGGTTTATGTTTTGTTAATCCTTCTTGTGCCATGAGCGCTAGACATGACGACTGCACACCAGCTCCCAATGACAGTATACGCATAGTGGGTTCACGTTGTTCACCTTTACCCTCTGTGCTATCGTACTCTGCTCGATTACCATTCTTAAGTAAATTGATTGTTTTAAAATATTTAGGTTCTGCTGTAGCTGCAACTGCTGCCATGTTGTTAAGTTTCTTTTGATCAACTTTATTGGACATTTGTTCAAGAACTTTTCTTCTTTCAAATTCCATTTGTTCTGGATTTATAGCAAAATTACTTTTTACATTACCAGCTCTTGCTTTGCCTTGTTCTCTGTATCCTGGTTTTTTATCAACCATTATCACCCCAACTTTCTCCAAGATCTACATCTACTTTTGAAGGCACCTCTAATTCTACACATGTTTCCATAATATCTTTTATTTGTTTTGCTTGTCTCTCATCTTGTACAGAACAATCTAATTCATCATGAACTTGAATAAGCGGTATTATACCTAAATTTTCATAAACATCAACCATAGCTTTTTTAGTCTGATCTGCAGCTGAGCCTTGAATTAGTCTATTTAACGCCTTGTAAGTGCCATATCTTTTGATAGCATCGCCATACTCTACCTTTGCTTGATTCAACGGTAGTGGTTTATGTACACCCCAAGATGTAGGTTCCCACAAATCAAATCTACACTTACGACCAAGTAAAGTTCTAATTACACCCTTAGAATTTGCACGATTCATAACAGCTTCTAACATACCTTGCATAAACGGAACACGTTTACGGAAGTCTGTAAGCATCTCTTTCGCTTCTAATGGTTCTAGATCTAACTCACGCGCTAGTTTGTTATAGCCCATACCATACATAACACCCAGACCAATTGTTTTTGCTAATCTTCTGTCCACTCCTGCCATGTCTGCTGTTTGTTGATGAAAGTCTAAATCTTTCTTTTGATATGCTTCTTTTACATCATGTGCACCCGGTTGGTCCACGAGGCACGCCCAATGTGTCAAGAGTCTTGGTTCTTGTTGCGAGTAATCTGCCTTGAGCCAATATTGACCCATCTCAGGAATGAATAACTTCCTAACGTCTTTCGCAAACTGACCACGACTGGGTACCTGCTGTAAGTTAGGGTGATTGTAAGAAAAACGACCAGACACAGTGCCACCAGTGTCAGACCTAATTTGATTAATATGTGCATGTATTCTACCCTCCTGCGTATAGTTCATCAATCCATATAAAAATGTACCACGTAATTTATTTAACTCACGTGCTTGCATAATTAGTCTTGGTAATTCATGTGGATGATCTGTAAGAAACATCTTCGTAAATGAAGGCGCATCTGTTTTCTCTGTTCTTTCATATGGTAAATTCAAAGCATCAAACGCTTTGGCTATAGAAGCTGCAGCCCATATCTCTATATCAAGATTAGTCAATTCTTTAATACGCTTCATCAACTTCTTTTCTTTGTTGTGAAATTTTGTGTTCAACTGTTCACACTTAAGGGTGTCAAACCTAACACCACGTCTAGTCATGTGAAATATAACTTTGATTAGTCTACACTCTACATCATAAACTGTTGTAAGATTGTCTTTGACTATCTCCCAAGATAGTTTCTCATGTAGTTTGTATGTAAGATCTGCATCAGCTTCTGCATACTCTCCTACAAACATAGCAGGTAATTTATACATCTCTGATTTTGCATCTACACCAAAAGCTTCTGCTGCTTCTTTTAGTTTTGATTCATTTTTAAATTCACCTAGATATTCGTGTACAATACTATTTAATGTGTATGAATATCTATTCTCATCTATCAATGCAGCTGCTACCATTGTATCATGCACTTTACCTTTGACATCTATTCCTAAAGTCCACAACCAACCAATATCGTATTGAGCGTTATGAAATACTTTTTCTATTGTTTTATCATCACAGATAGATTTTATATATTTGACAACTTTTTTCTCATCCATGTTACCGCCACCTTCGTGTGCGATTGGATAATAAGCTTTGAAGGACGCTGTGGCTATAGCTATACCTATCACCTTACCTTTCTTAGTTGGCCAACCTGGTCCATGTTTTATTAGATCTGGATCACATGTTTCCAAATCAATCGCTACGCGTCCCTCTATTCGAGGGAACTGCGTAGGTTCAACCCAATGCGATGTTACAGTTTTAAATAAGTCCTGCGTCATTAATCTCTCCTGCTATTGCTGCATAACCCGCCATGTCAACAAAGTTATCGATATTAACTTTCTTTCCTTGATTGTGTCTAGATATCTTCATTAATACCATCATCAAAGCTACATCATCAGCTGTGATGCTAGCCATCGCTTGTAGTTTTTTATCTAAAAATATATTCCAAAACTCTGCAATCTCTGCATGATTATTAAACGCATCACCATGTGTGTCGTTTCTATCACCTGTTACAAGATCTTTAGCCTTTTGCAATACATCTTCTTTTGTTATGCTCCTCTTTACATGATGAGCTAGTCCAGTAGTAAAACTCATATTATGAATCCTCCTTCTCTTTGTGGTTGTATTATATGTAGTTGTTCTCTAGCACGTGTAGCTCCTACATAAAACACACGGCATTCGTCATCCGAATCTCTTTCCATCGCTTCTTGTGATTTTCTTGATAGATCTGTAAGCAACATAACATTGTCAGCCTCTCCACCTTTTGCACCGTGTATGGTGCTAAGATTTATCTTAGGATCTTTTGACATTGCTCCTCTTATTTCTATCGCTCTCAAATATTCTTTATCTCTATTACCAACTTTATCAAATGCAACATCCCATGGTCTACCACCCATCAATAGTCCATGATGCATAACTAATTCCTCTAATTCATATTGTTCTTTGTCTGCCATTTTTAAATTTTTATGTCCTCTCTCTATTCCTATTTGACTTGACATGTATGAATAAATATCTTTGATGTCTGCTATTGGAACTATGTCACCATTGTGTAGTTTTTTCCATGCCTCAACAGCGTTCAATAGTTTTGCTGATATAGGTAACTTGTTGTTTCTTTTGTACAGCATACCTTGTAATCGTATGTCACGTTCTATTTCATCAAGCATATAATTTGTTCTAGCCATGACTAACCAACTACCTGGTTCTCTTAAGTTAACACCCTCAGGATAATTATGGTACTGTACAAATCCATTTCTATCTGTTCCTTTCCACTGTTTTGCTCTTCTAAATTTTACTCTGTTGATTATTCTACCTGACAAATTTTGTATAACTTTAGAACACCTAAAAGACTGTTTTAGTGTTTCTACCTCACCCGGTAATTTTATAAAATATCTTACATCTGCACCAGCCCAGTTGTATATTGCTTGATCATCATCACCACTGACATACACTTGTCTTGCATTTTCTGTCAGTTTGTTTATCATTCGCCACTGCAATTTACACAGATCTTGCGCTTCATCCACAAACACAACTTCTAATTTTGGTACAGGACCAGAATCCAAATACAATTCTATCATGTCTGTAAAATCAAATACCTCTTTCTTTTTTTTAAATTCTTCTAATGATCTTTGTGCACGAAGCAAAGAATGCCAGGACATGTCTTGTAAATTAGAAGTGTTATAATGATGTTCTAGATCCATGCACTTCATACGTGCTAAATTTATTTCATTAATTAGTATGTTATCTGTGGTTACTACACCACCAGCTTCTGTCCCATCAGTGACAGATCCTAAATCCATGCCAAATGTTTTTGCAAACTCTTTGTAGTTATCACGTGACATGACCTCTGACTTTGTTAACCCTAATTGATGAAATGCAAATGAATGTAGTGTTCTAAAATATGGTAGATGTTGCTCTTCTAAGTTAAACTTCTTTATTGCCCGGTCACGAGCCTCGGTTGCCGCTTTCTTGGTAAATGCAACAAACGCTATGCGATCTGGTGCAGTGCCCTTTGCTAATTCTTGTTCTACCAAGTTTAACAAATTGTGTGTCTTGCCTGTGCCTGGTGGTCCTAATATTATCTTAGTCTTACTGTGCATTTGCCGTCCTTTCCTACAAATATAAATTTCATTTTTAATCTTCTTTGTTCTTGTGTAAGTCTTCTAAAAATACGTGTGCCAGGTCTCCATGTTTTACGATAACTTTCACTCTTTACATCGTATATCTCAACTCTACCTTTTTCATCTATCGCTATCAAATCTGCAGGACCGACACCATACAAGTTTTTAAAAACAAAAAATCCTTTTTCTATTAGATACAGTATAGCTATCTGCTCACTCTGCATTCCTTTTTTTAACTTTGGTAATTTAGAACGGCGCACCATCTACCTCCTTGATGTCAAACGCAGAATCTTGTTGTTGATATGCAGGCACACCCCACACACGCACAGTTCTACCTTTTAAATTAAACTTATCACTCTTGCCTTTTAGATGTCTCAATGCCTGTACGAGCTGTCCTGTATTGAAGTATGTAAACTTATTACGTGTAAGATAGTCCTGCAAGTCTTTGAGTCTGAACCATGTTGTGCCATCTTCTGTCCATGGTTTACGTAGTAATAATTCATCTCTGTTTAGGGCTTGGGCACGATCAGTACAAAACTCCTGGAGGTGAGCTTCAAACTGACCGGCCAATGACCCATCATCAGACACAGGAATCTTGATAAGATTCTGCATTAATCTCTCAATAATTTCCTGCCACACTGACTGTTTTACAAGAGCTGGCATATGATTCAAACTATTCATACATTTCTTTTGAAACTTAGTTTGTATCTGCAGCTCGTCTGTTTGTAATTCCATACGCTTATCACCAACATCAAGAAACCAAACTGGTGGATCTGTTTCTAATTTTGTCAGCGCGCTAAATTCTAATGATGCACCATTACCACCAACACCATACTTTCTACCTCTACATACTCTTGCGTTGCAGTAAGAACTAATTGGTGGTTCTTTACATCTATAGTTATATTCTTTTTTCTCTAATTGTTTTTGTACTGTGACTACCTCAGATGCTGATAGAGGTGGTGTCATGTGATTACGATTGTGTTCTTCTAATAATGTTTTCCAATTGTCTGGATCAAACTTACGTAAATATACTCCTATATTAAACAACCCATTGTTGCGCGTGCCTTCAGGAAAACCTTGTGTGCAAAGTTGTTGTAAACATGGTGGGCCATCCTTTATGACATCATCAGATACCTGGATTGCAACTTTGTCTATTTCATTTGTTATGTATTTATCATATAAGTGATAGAACTCTGGCAAGGTCGCCGCTGTTCCATCATCTTTATACGCATATCTAGTTGTACTTTTTGAATTATAATAAGGAAGATTTAGGAAATTACCTAGATCTCCTTTCTCTATCAATATCGTTGATTGTTTGGGAAATACTTCTACAGAAGAATATCCTAAACCAGATGCAACCTCTCGTAGCTTCTCTCGCACTAATTTTGCGGACACTGGGTTTCTAAGAAACAAAAATATATGCATGCCACCACTCTTGGATCTACATGGCATCT